AAGCTAGATAGTTTCCAAGACATACAAGGCGTTGATCGCAAAACCCGCAATAATCCCATCCAAGACAATCAATGGCTTATCGCGGGAAAACAAAACGCGCAACCGGGCTTGAAAGGCCCCCCGCCTGACCCCGAAAATGAAACCGCCGCCCCGACGGCAATCGGGAACGGCGGCGATAGAACCGGAAACCATTGCGGCGGCTCCGATCTTCAAAATAGCACAAAGCCGGCCCCGCGTGCAATTCGCGAGGTGGCGGCATGAACGTGCATTCCCTCACCCTTCAGAATGTAGCCCGCGCGCTTGGCGGCGATGTTGTCGGCGGACAGGTGCAAGCCCCCGGCCCGAACCATTCCGACAAGGATCGATCCCTGAGCGTGAAGCTGGATCGGGATGCACCGGACGGTTTCATCGTGAACAGCTTCGCGGGCAACGATCCGCTCGACTGCAAGGATTACGTCCGTTCCAAGCTTGGGCTAGCGGCATTCGAGCCGGTAACGAAGGTGGACGATATCTTAGAGCGCATGGCGAACCGGGTTGCGGCCGGAAAGGCGCGGGTTGTCGCTGAATACGTCTACCACGACGCCAACGGGCATCCGTCCCGCAAGGTGGTCCGAACGTCTGCGAAAGAATTTCCGCAATATCGTTGGGACGGCACGGGCTGGCAGGCTGGCGTCAAAGGCGTCCCGGTCTATCCCTATCGACTGCGGGACATGCTCAAGGCGGTTCATAACGGCGTCTTTGTCTGCGAAGGCGAAAAGGACGCGGACCGGCTGGCGAGCCTTGGTTTCGTTGCGACAACCAATCCAGGCGGCGCGGGAAGCTGGAAAGCTGACCTCAATCAATGGTTCGAGGGCAAGGATGTAGCAATCCTTGAGGATAACGACGACGCCGGCCGCAAACGTAGTCAAGACGTGGCGCGGCACCTTCACGGCATTGCCGATTCCCCGACGACAACGGCGGCTTTGACGTGCTCTCGCGGTTCTTCCTTCCCGAGGGCGGCATTACCGACAAGAGCGAAGCCGATCGCGTGCCATATGATGTTTGGGCGCGGGATGGATTGATAACTCTCATTCCCGGCAAGACGATCGATCCGGGCTTTGTGGCTGAGGCGTTGGCGGACGCGGCGGCGCGTTACGATCTTCGCGCCATCGCTTTCGACCGTTGGCGGATAGAGGACTTGAAACGCGAGCTTGCGGCGATCGGCATTGAATTGCCTTTGGTACCGCACGGGCAAGGCTTTCAGGATATGTCGCCGGCCGTTGACGTGCTGGAACGCATGGTTGCCGAGGCAAAGCTCAGGCACGGCGGAAACCCCGTGTTGCAGATGTGCGCCGCTAATGCCGTGGTGACGCTTAATCCTGCGGGCTGGCGCAAGCTCGACAAGGCCAAGGCGGCGGGACGCATTGACGGCCTTGTGGCGCTGGCGATGGCGCTTGGCGTGGCGTCCCGGCACGAACCGGAAGCCCTTCCCGCGTGTCTGGCGGAATTGGTGGAGTAACGACAACACAGCCGAGTGGAAACTTGTGGTTTGCTCATAAAAGGTCGCTTGACCTTTTGTGTGAAGCCTTATAAGTTCAAGTGACCATTTGGAGCGAGTCGATGACAATCTTTCAGAACAGTTTCACCACGGGACAAGTTTGCAAGGCTGTAAACGTGCCGAACGAAGTCCTGCAAAACTGGCTGAAGCGCGGCCATGTAATCGGACAACGCGCCGTTGGCGACCAACTGCAAGCGCCAGGTTCCGGCTCTCATCGCCGGTTTTCATTTTACAGCGTGATGCAGGTCGCGATCATGAAGGCGATGACCGATGCCGGTTTTAGCGACTTGCCGAATGCAGCTCGCGCCGCTGTTCAATTCTCACATAGCGGCATCAAGTCATGGGCACTCGATGATGGCATTGCGGACAACGAACCCGAACGCGAACCGGCATTTCCTTTTGAAACCGGCGATACCCTGCTCACCATATCGCGCAACGGAGCCGAGATTCTCAATTGCGTCGGCAACGAGCACATTTCTTACCTGATCCACAACGCCGGCGAAGCCTTTGCAGTCGTTCACATCAATCCGATCTTTGATCGGGTTGTTTCGGCTCTTGGCTATCACCCTCAAGAATTGCTGGATCAGGCATACAGCAAATGACCTTCCCCCCACGCCTCTCATTGCGGTTCACGCCAGCGAACCAACAACGAAAAGTCGTCCTGCGCGGCGCGGGGGATTCGCGGAGTTTTGAGCGTTTAAGGACGGCAAGCTGGCACCCTTTTCCCGCCGTGAGGCGGCATATCCCCGCGCCGTATTCAATCGGCCCGATGGACCCTTATCCCGCCGTGATGGCGGTTTTCCCATAGAAGGACTTACCCCATGAACTTGCATGACCTGAAATCCCATCGCGCAACCAAGGTGGCCGAACTTCGCGCCATCAACGAAAAGGCGATGAACGATCGCCGCGACCTCAACGAGGATGAGCGCAAGCAATTCGACGCTATCGACAAAGAGACGCGATCGCTCAACGATCAAATCGACCGTGCTGAAAAGATCGCCCTTTACGATCGTTTCGAGGCGGAAGCCGAGCCGATCACGGCGCGCGGCGACACCATGGCGAACATTGAACGCCGCTTTAAGGTTGGCCGCGCCCTTGCCGAGTTTTCTGAAAAGGGACGGCTGAGCGGCGCGGAAGCTGAATATGCGGCTGAGCACCGTTCGGGACGCCCTGGCGCAATCGCCATGCCGACCCGCGTTTTCCTTGGCGGCGAAACCCGCGCGATCACCACGGGCGGCAGCGGCGGAAATCTGGTGGATACCGAGGTTGGCCCCGAGATCGATCGTTTGCGGCCGTTGCTTGCGGTTGAGCGGCTTGGCGCAACGGTTCTTTCCAATCTGACCGAGAATATCGACCTTCGACGCAACAGGACCGCGCGGAAATACAGGCGAACAGCGCATTCCGCCCCGAGGGCGCGTTAGTCTTTCCGCAGCACCTATCGCCAGCAAAAAAGGACGAATCCCTTGACAGGCTTCGCGCCAAGATCGAGGCGCTAAGCTCAACGAGCGGCGTCATGGTGCTGGACGGCGGCGCGGATTGGAAATCGTTCTCAATGAGCGCGAAGGACGCGGAATTTCTCGACAGTCGCAAGCTGACCAATCTTGATATTTGCCGCGTGTTTGGCGTTCCCCCGACCGTGGCCGGCATTACCGACAACGCTACCTATTCCAACACCGACCAGGAATCCCGCGCCCTTGTGGTCCGGTGCCTGGCGCCGATGGCGAAGCGGATTGAACAGGCGATGAATGTCGCGCTGTTGCCGACGATCGCGCGGCAAACCCTGTTTATTGAGCATGACCTTTCCGGCCTGCTACGCGGCGACATGCAAGCCCGCTATGCGGCCTATCAGGTTGGCCGGCAATGGGGATGGCTCTCACCAAATGAGATTCGCGGCCTTGAGAACATGCCGGCAATCGAGGGCGGCGACGAATACCTTTCCCCTCTCAACATGGCCCCGCTCGCGGAACGGCCGATCGGCAACGAGGCGCTTTGATCGATGGCAAAAGGCGCTTGCACATTCAAACAACAGGACGTGACGCGGGCGCTTCGCGCTACGCGGGCGGCTGGCGTTATGGTGCAGCGTATCGAGATCGATCGGACCGGAAAGATTGTGCTCATAACGGGCGATGACAATTCGGCCGCTCCGGCCGATGATTTAGACCGCGAACTGGCAGAGTTTGAGGCGCGTCATGGTCAAGGTTGATTTGAAGGGCATCGCGAAGGTTAGGGCCAAGGGCAAAACCTATTGGTATGCGTGGCGCGGCGGACCCCGCTTGCGTGGCGAACCCGGCTCACCCGAGTTTGTAGCGTCATACAATGAGGCAATCGAAAGCAGGCGGACGCCGGACGCTTCCCGGTTTCGCTCACTGGTGACACTCTACAAGGGCAGCGGCGACTATAAGAAGCTTGCCGATTCAACGCGGCGCAATTGGGCACCATGGCTTGATCGCATTGGCGAACACTTTGGCGAGCTTCGGATTGCACAATTCGAGCGGCCGGACAAAATCCGGCCTGTGATCCGGCGCTGGCGCAACAAGTGGGCAGACAAGCCGCGAACGGCCGATTACGGGATGCAGGTTCTATCTCGCGTGCTGGCCTATGCCGTCGATCCGCTTGGCAAGATCGGCGGAAACCCATGCGAGGGCATCAAGCAGCTTTACAGCGGCAATCGTTCGGAAATCATCTGGACCGATAGCGACATAGCGCAGCTTAAGAAAACCTGTGCTGCTGATATCGCCCATGCCGTTGACCTCGCGGCACATACCGGCTTGCGGCTTGGCGACCTGTTACGGTTGTCGTGGTCACACGTTGGCGACGACGCAATAGCGTAGTTGCTGGTCACTCAACGGACAATCGATGCGGGAAATGTTGCGAAAATCCTCGATCGGGAGTCCACAATGGCGTGCCAGCCGGGTCACGTATTCCGTTTCCGTGACGATACCGCGGCGGATCAGGACCTGATCGGCGCCAACGCCGATCAGTGCGGCGCAATGCGTGGCCTCCGCAAGAAGTTCCGGCGGCAGGACGCCATACAGGCAATCCAGCTCAAAAGCATGATCTGCCTGACGGCGGGGTGGGCTTACGGCAGGTTGGGCAGGTTGGATGCGGAGGCGTTTGAAGGTCTCGGCGAGAAGGCCGCAGGAAGGCCATGCGGGGCGCAGCCAGCGCGTTTTCCGCGCCGGTCCGGCCGTGCGATTCGGGTGACCGGAGATCTGAGCCATGCGCCCCCCAGACGCTGCCACTCAAACGCCGCTCGCCTCCGCCCCCGGATGGTCTATAAGACCCCCTTTCGCGGACGCTTCCCAATGCAATCACAGATAGCAATTTTCAGCAATGAAAGATCAGACGGAGGGCCGGGAAGGCTGGCTCGGATCATGTGTGTGGTTCTGCTTGGAGTTTTTCTCGCGGGACCGCCCATGCCTGAGGCTGCCGCGCAACCAGCGGTAAAGTCGACCGTGACCGCGGACCCTCAGGCCGTGCCGGGATTCTGGGATCCGCGCCGTCGCCCCGAGCGGCCAGACCTGTCGCGCATTACTATGATCCGCTTTCTCACTGAAACCGATTATCCGCCGTTCGATTTCACCGGCCCGGACGGCAACCCCGCGGGTTTCAATGTCGATTTTGCGCGTGCGCTCTGCGAGGAGATCAAGGTGCCCTGCACCATCCAGATGCGGCGGTTCGAAACGCTGGTCGACGCCATCAATACCGGTCGTGGCGACGCGGTGATTGCCTCGATCGCGATGACGCCGGATATCCGCACCAAGCTCGATTTCACTGACCCGTATTACCGTGCTCCGGCGCGCTTCGTCTCCCGCACCAGCGAGGTCATGGCCGATGTGCGGCCGGAGAACGTGACAGGCAAGAAGATCGGCGTGATTTCCGGATCTGCGCAGGAGGCATATCTGAAAGCATTCTTTACCGATGCGCTCGCGGTCGGTTTTCCCTCCGACGAGGCGCTGCGTTCGGCGCTGCGCCGGGGTGAGGTGGACATGATCTTCGGTGATGCAATCTCACTAGGATTCTGGATCAACGGCACCGATTCAGATGGCTGCTGCGCATTCAGCGGCGGGCCGTTTGTGGAGAGCCGCTATTTCGGCGAGGGCATTGGTATCGGCGTCAAGAAGGGCAATGATGTGCTGCGTCAGGCGCTGAACTGGGCCATGTTCCGAGTCTGGGAAAAAGGCCGCTACACCGATTTGTGGTTGCGCTATTTTTCCGTTAGCCCGTTTTGAGGGAAAGTAAGGGCGCGCGGGATTGGCTCGCGCGCAGCGGAGTGAAGATGTCGGAGACGATCACGCGATTTGAAGACCTGTCGGCTGTGGACCTGCGCGCGGTCGCCGAGCAATCCAATGCCTGGCCGTTCGAGCAGGCCAAACAGATCGTCAATCGCCTGAAGAAGAAGCCGAAGGATGAAATTCTGTTCGAAACCGGCTACGGTCCCTCGGGCCTGCCGCATATCGGCACGTTCGGCGAGGTCGCGCGCACCTCGATGGTACGTCATGCCTTCCGCGTTCTGACCGAGGACAAGATCAGGACGAAGTTGCTTGCCTTCTCCGACGACATGGATGGCCTGCGCAAGGTGCCGGACAATGTGCCGAACAAGGAGATTCTGGAGGAAGACCTCGGCAAGCCGCTGACCAAGGTGCGCGATCCGTTCGGTACCCACGACAGCTTTGGCGCGCACAACAATGCGCGGCTGCGCGCCTTCCTCGACACCTTCGGTTTCGATTACGAGTTCGCCTCCTCAACCGACTACTACACCTCGGGCCGGTTCGACGCGACGCTGCTCAAGGTGTTGGAGAATATCGACAGGGTGATGGCGATCATGCTGCCGTCATTGCGCGAGGAGCGCGCCGCGAGCTATTCGCCATTTTTGCCAATCTGCCCGCGCACCGGCGTGGTGCTGCAGGTGCCGATCGTCGAGCATGACAAGAAGGCTGGCACGGTGTCGTATGACGATCCTGAAACGAAGGAGCGCGTCACTGTCCCGGTCACCGGCGGGCATTGCAAGCTGCAATGGAAGCCGGACTGGGCGATGCGATGGGTCGCGCTCGGTGTCGACTATGAAATGGCGGGCAAGGATCTGATCGACTCGGTGAAATTGTCCGGGCAGATCTGCCGCGCGCTTGGCGGCACGCCGCCGGAAGGCTTCAACTACGAACTGTTCCTCGACGACAAGGGTCAGAAGATTTCCAAGTCGAAGGGCAACGGGCTCACCATCGACGAATGGCTGCGTTACGCCTCGCCGGAATCTCTGTCGTTGTTCATGTATCGCGAGCCGAAGGCGGCGAAGCGGTTGTATTTCGATGTGATTCCGCGCAACGTCGATGAGTATCAGCAATTTCTCGACGGCTATCGGCGACAGGATTCGAAGCAGCGGCTCGGTAACCCGGTGTGGCACATCCACGCGGGCAAGCCGCAGGCATCCGAGATGCCTGTGACGTTCCAGTTGCTGCTGACGCTGGTGTCATCGTCAAATGCCGAGAATGCCGAAACGTTGTGGGGCTTTATCGGACGCTACCGGCCCGGGGTGACGCCGCAGAGCCATCCGAAGCTCGACGCACTGGTCGGCTATGCGATCAACTACTATCGCGATTTTGTCGCGCCCACGAAGCAGTTCCGCGAGCCGCGCACGAACGAGCGCGCGGCACTGCAGGATCTGCGCGATGCGCTGTCGCAACTCCCCGTGGAGGCTTCCGCTGAGGATATTCAGAATGTCGTTTATGAGATCGGGCGGCGCGAGCCATTCCTCGATCCGGTGAAGAAGGGCAAGGACGGCCGTCCGGGCGTATCGCTCGACTGGTTCAACATGCTCTACCAGGTGCTGCTCGGGCAGGAGAAAGGGCCGCGCTTCGGCTCGTTCGTCGCGGTCTATGGCGTCGCCAATGCCATAACGATGATCGACGCGGCGCTCGCCCGCAGCGCCTGATCGTCGCATCATGTCAAAAGCTACGCGCGCGACGAGAATGCTGGAGCAGGCGGGTATCGCCTTCTCGGTGCGCACTTATGACTAT